TTTAATTATTTGGTCGTCAATGAACATACATTTCCTCCTATTGTTTCTGAAAAAGAGGCGATACTTAGAGAATGTAGGGGTTTAGTGTTTGATAATTCTGGGAAATTAATATCTCGTAGATTTCATAAATTTTTTAATTTGAACGAAAGAGAAGAAACACAATCACATTTTATAGATTGGAATACTGAACATATATTATTAGAAAAACTAGATGGATCTATGATTACACCTTTATTGTTGTCTAGAGGGTTAGAATGGGCAACTAAGATGGGTGTTACAGACATTGGAATGAAAGTAAAACAATTCATAAACAAAAATTTAGAACATGATTATATCACTTTTGCTTATGATTGTGCAAGTTGTAATGTTACGCCTATTTTCGAATATATAGCACCAGATAATCGTATTGTAATCAATTACAATACAGAACAATTGATTTTATTAGCGATCAGAGATAATATAACTGGTGATTATAGATCGTATAGGAAAATATGTCAAGCGGCTTCTCTATATAATATTCCATATGTGCAAAAAACTAAGGCTTCAGTATTAGAAACTAAAGAATTAGAAAATATAGAAGGTGTTGTTGTTTTATTTAATGATGGACATAAGATAAAGGTAAAATCTGATTGGTATGTTAGAATACATAAAGCTAAAGAAAATTTATTGTTCGAAAAAAATGTAATAAAAATGATATTAGAGGAAAAAACCGACGATATTATTCCTATGCTCCCTGAAGAAGATAAAAATCGTTTAAAAGTGTATACCACAGAATTAATAAATAAGATAGACGATCATACAACTAAATTATCTCTAATATTAGATAATTTAATAAAAAATTCTAGTAAAAAAGAATTTGCATTAAATCATGCTGGTAGTTGTTCACCATTGTACAGAACTATTATTTTTAGTTGTTGGGATAGACCAGAAAATATTAGACAACAAGTAATAGATTATATTTTAAAAAATACTAGAACACAAAAAGAAGTAGATTTAATCCGTCATTATATAGGAGTTAAGTGGTAGATGACAATACAAGATTTATTAGATAAAGTTAGTGAAGCAGGAGTATCTTTGTGGGATTTAAAAACTTATGGATTTTCTATAAAAGATGAAGATGGCAATACATACAGAGTATCAGACATTAAGATTGATGAAAATAATAAAAAAATCAAAATAAAGATAGAATAAAGAAGATTTATTTATATTAAGGAATAAGTTATAATTTACGAGATATAGAAGGGTTTTAATATGAAAATTTTTTATATGCTTGTAGGATTACCAGGAGTAGGTAAAACTACTTGGATAGATAAAAATTTGTCTTTTATACCAAGTATAATATCTACTGATGATATATTAGAATTATTGTCTGTTAGATATGGAATGACATACAATCAACTATTTGATCCTGTTACATATTCTTTTGCTGAAAAGATGATGTATAAAATAGCAGAGTATTATTTTGTTAAAAATGATCCTATCATTATATGGGATCAAACAAATTTAACTAAAAAAATTAGAAAAAGAAAATTAGATATTGTACCAGACACATATATTAAATACTGTGTGTATTTTCCTCCTCCTGACAATCATATGGAAAGATTATCTAATAGAACAGGGAAAACTATACCAGACAATATTATAGAATCTATGAAAAAAAGTTTTGAGATGCCTTTTAAAGACGAAGGATTTAGTGAAGTTATTATAGGATATACATAAAAAGATTTATTATCTATAATAAATATAGGGTATAATAGAATTATAAGGGATAATCCTTATAATCATATATCGTTGAAGTTATCAACGAAAAGTTCGGACAGCGGGGCAGTACCGCTCGTCTCCACCAACAGCATACTACTTGGGAATCAAGGTGGTAACCAGCCCATTCGTGACTCCACCCTTAATCGAATGAGTACGATAGCCCAGGAGCGTGGCTAGGAAAGTTTGAAGTAGTATGTTGTTGCTGGGGGCGAAATAGGATCGACGAGCTTGGAAGAGGTAATGGAGATATCCCGTGCAAACTGGGTTAACGTAAGAAAAGCAACAAGTGCAAATGATAATGCACCTATGGAAGAATTCGCACTAGCTGCGTAATCTTCTTGGGTTTGGCGGTTTTCCTCGAAACAGAAAAACCGCCTCTCAAAAGGAGTGTATTATGAACTTAAATCTAGAGCCTATTATGTATATTTTAGCCGGACTAACCATAATAGTAGTATGTTTAGGAGTTATAGCAATTTTAAAATAATTGTAAATAGTACGAGTACGAAAGAGGCAGCCTTTTTGGCAAAAAGGCTGCTATTTTTATTTAAGAGGTAATATGAAAGTTTTGTTACAAAATGCAGAACTTTTATTATGTAAAAAATTAGGAACAGATACTTTAAAGGTTTATGTTGAATTAATTGAAGAAAAAGAACAATATAGGTTTGAAGAGTTTTTCTTTACAATAAATGATACATATATCGAAAAAGATATAACTTCTATTGGTGTTTTATACAAGATATTTTGTTGTGTCAAAGAATCTTTAATAGATTATATAGAAAAAAAGATATTGACAAAAATTGAAGATGGGTATACAATAAACCTATATATTGAACCTGATGGTAATAAAAAACAATCAAAATTTCAATTGTATAAAGCATACTTAGAAAAAATAGCAAAAAAATATAAATGTTCCTTATACGAACATGATAAAGGTTATGTATTAAGTTTTGATTTAGAATAAATATATGTATATCTTAACAATAGGAGATACATATGTTAAAAGGATATAGAACTTATATTATTGCAGCATTAATGGCAGCTTTTGGTGTTATGGCTACATTTGATTGGATTAGTGTATTTAATGATCCTAAAGCAGGAATGGTGGTATTATTTCAAGCATTAGTTATGGCTGTTTTAAGATCAATCACAACAACTCCTCCAGGTGAAAGCGAAGAACCAAAAGTATTAACAGAAGACAAATAATTTATGTTTAGTTCTTTATGGGTAATGATTCTAAGTATTGCCAGTGGAGTTGTAAAATTCGCTGGCAATATGATGGAATATTTTAAAACTCAACAAAATATTCAAATTGGCAAACAGCTACAAGATGCTGAAATTAAGGCTAAAGAAGCAGAAATTGCCCTTAAACAAGCAGAAATTTTAGCACAACCTAAAACTAAAGAAGAATTAGAAAAACAGTTAAATGATGGGAAATTTTAATGAAAATATTGATTGTACTGATTGGATTTGTAATTACTGGATGTTCTAATTTATTATTAAATAATCAACAAGCAGCTGAAATAGTTTTACGTAGATGTCCACCATTAGTAAATTATACAGAATTACAACAAAAACAAGCCTTATTAGAAATAAGAAAATTGCATTCAGATTCGCAAATATTAGCGATAATTAATGATTATTCTAAATTAAGAGAAGCTTGTAAAGTTTACAGATCAAAATTAAAACAAATAGCTAAAAAAAGATAATTATGTTTTCTGAAGAAATTGAAAAATATAAATTATCTAAAAACATAGATAGTTATATAGAAACAATAATAATGTTTTGTATTGAAAAAAATATTGATTTAGAATTAATAGGTCATCAGTTAAAAACAAATCAAAATTTAAGATCTAAAATTCAATTAGAAGCAGAAGATTTAAATTTCCTAAAAAAGGGCGCAAGATTGCCAATATGAAAAAATTAAGAGAGATATTACCTGAAGGAGCAGTAATTCACTTTCCTGGAAATTTTAGAACCACTAAACCTTCTCCAGATTTATTATCTCATCAAAAAATCTCTTCAGAATTATCTAATGTGGTTAATAAAGATTATGATAGATGGCATCATGATGATTTAAGAATAAAAAATTCACTGTCACATTCTATAGAATCTATAGCTCATCATATAGCTTTTAGTGCTAAAGATTTTTATGACGATACTAATCATGATGATTATAATCGTAGAAAAGGAATAGCTAATCAACATTATAGAGATAACAAAGCTTCTATAGATACACATATATCTGATACATTATCAAATTTAGATAAATTACATAATAGAGCAACAACAGGAAAATTTGTTTCTGATAGAGAAAGACTTAAATCCATTAGTGATATACAAAATGCAAAAGAACATTGGGCTAGAGTAAGAAATTATTTAAATGGAAGAATTTGAGGCGTACAAATTATATTTATGTTTAAAACAACATTTTGAAGGAAAGTATGATTATTTTAAATATAATGGTAAAATTAAAGCAAACAAAGATTCGTTTTTAAAACGTAAAGATAGAATTTTCTTTCAAAAATTAGCAAAACATAAAAATCTTAGAAATTTTTTAGTTGCTAATTTTATAGAAAATAGTAAAATATGGGTACGTGATTTAGCTTATTCAGAGCAAGCAGAACAAACGTACCAAAAATGGCTTAAAAAACAACAATCTATAACATATATATTTAAACAAGATATTGAAAAATTAGATAATAAATTTGATATTTTGTTCGTTGTAAAAAACAACGAACACCCAGAACTTTTCAAATCATATTTGGCTAGTGATATAACTATAGAAACTTTATGTATATTATTAGAGATTTCTAAAGCCAAGCCATATTGGGATAAAAAATTAAAATATGATTTAGTTTGGGAAGAATATAGTAAGCGAATAGAAAAATATTCGCCATTCATAGAATATGATAAAGATAAAATAAAAAATATAATCTTTTCATATTTTGTTCCTAGCGAAATATATGCGCCAGGATAAATACAATGGGCGATATACGTGGCCCATATAACTTAATATAAACAATACAATAAATATGGAGAAAATATGGACTTTTCACAATTAAAATCTCTTTCTGGTAAAAAATCATTAGATGTATTAAACGCAGAACTATCTAAAATAATTTCAGAATCTGTACCTAAAGGTGTTGATGATAGATTTTGGACAGCTACAGTAGATAAAGCTGGAAACGGTTATGCAGTAATTCGTTTTTTACCTGCACCAAAAGATGAAGATATTCCTTTTATCAGAATATTTGATCATGGGTTTCAAGGGCCTACTGGATTATGGTATATTGAAAAATCCCTAACAACTTTAGGCAAACCAGATCCAGTATCTGAATATAACACAAAACTTTGGAATTCAAATTCTTCAGACGATTCTGCAGAAAGAAAAAAAGTAAGAAAACAAAAACGTAGATTACATTATATTTCGAATATATATGTAGTTCAAGATTCTGCAACTCCTGAAAACGAAGGCAAAGTATTTTTATATTCTTATGGTAAAAAAATATTTGATAAGCTTAACGAAGCAATGAATCCACAATTTGCTGATGAATTACCAATGAATCCTTTTGATTTATGGTCTGGTGCTAATTTTAAATTAAAAATTAGAAATGTTGAGGGTTATAGAAATTATGATAAATCAGAATTTGATAAACCAGCACCTTTATTAGAAAATGATGATAAATTAAAAGCAATTTGGGAAAAAGAATATTCGTTAAAAGAATTTCATAATCCTTCTAATTTTAAATCTTATGACGAACTTAAATCACGATTAATTAGAGTATTAGATACAGAAGAAGTGCACATAACATCTAAACCAATACCTTCTGCAGAACCTGTACAACAAAAAGCTGTTTCTGCTAAGAAGGAACTGGAAGTTCCTTCTTCTGATTTAGTTGATGACGATGATTCTATAGAATTTTTTAAAAGTCTAGCAAATTAAACATGAAGACCTTCTTTTCCTTGTTTCCAATAATTTAAAATTGATGGAGCCCAAGGATTATTAGGTCTTGATGGATTAAAAAACGCATCTTGCATTGGCTCCGCAGCTGTTGGTTGTGGAGCCGATTCATTTTGAGCAGATGGTTGTGGTGTCGGAGCAACAGGTAAAGGTGGAGGTATAGTCATCACACGAGGCCCTGGTGATGGAGGAGGAGGCGGCGGGGTTGCTGGTTGTGGTGATTTATCAACAACACCATCGTTTAGAAACGCAGGTGGTCTTATAAAAGAATCTTCTTCTGTAGAAGGTGGTCTTAAAATAGGAGTTTCTTCTTTTGGTATAGGTTTAGAAGGAGAATTATCTTCTAAAATTTCTTTTGAACCATCATCATATTCTTTTCCAGGTTCTTTTATTTTATTATCTTTTGGATTAGGGCCTTGTTCTTCTTTTTGTTTTTTTGGTGGATTTCTATAAAAGTCATATTGATGAATTTTATGTCTAGATTTAATACTTCCTTGATTGCCACCAATAAATCTAAAATTACCTTTGCCATCTGTGCCTTCTACAATATTAACATGACTTCCTGTTTTTCCAGTAGTACCAGGACCTCTACGTCCAGAAAATTCAGGTTTTCTAACAGCAATATCTCCTGGTTGTGGAGTGTCTACTTTTTGACCAAAATTTCTCCAATTTGACGCTACTTGAGGATTTTTAGGAGGAGTTCCACCTGCAGCTGTAACAACAGCTGCAGCAAAATCGCCACACCAAGCACTATTTTTAGGATATCCTTGATCTCTCATAAATTTAGATAACGCTTCAGGACCAAGTAAAGCAACTTCTTTAGCTTTTGTTAATATATCTTCTGGCACACCAGAAGTAGAAGGTAATTTAGAAGTACCAGTATTATTTTCTTTTCTAGCAGCTTGTTTTCTACCTTCATATTCTTCAGGAGACATAGAATATTGTATAGCATCTTTGTGTTCTCTACGAAATCTATTTTGTATACTAGATTTCATTTTATCGTTTAATGTAGATAAAGACCCGACATATTTTGATCTAGCATCGTATATAGAATCTAATTGTTGTTGTGGTGTTTTACCAACACCATTTGCAGCTGCTTGATCTAATATTTTTTTTGCTTTTCTATGTTGAATAGACATAGAAAATAAAGCTTCTTGTATTCCTCTATTATTTACATCAAATCCTAATTTTTTAGCATGTTCTAATAAAGGATTATAATGTGTTCTTGCCAAGAAGTTTTTTTGTGCACTACCAAATTCTTTGCCTTTTTCTCCTGCAATTTTTTTATAAACTTCATTAAATTGTGGAGTTCCAGGAGTTAACCCGTGAAACGCAGAGGCAAACGGAGCTCCTTCAGGACTACGTAAAAATGCACCCATAGAATATTGTGTAGATAATTGGTGTTTACCATAAGATTGACCACCAGGATCATCTTTTCCAGAAGATATAAACCCTACTCCACGACCACCAGATTCATATTTTTCAGATAATGCTCCTAATTCATTTCTTTGTTCTTCAGTAAGCGGCACATTTCCATACATAGCACCTCTTTGACCAATACCTGCTCCATTTGCTGGTCCTCCTTGACTAGGAACATTATCTATTTGAGGAGAAATTTTTGATATATTTGGATTAGGTTGGCCATCAGGGCCTAATACTTGAGAACCCATCCCTTTCATTTTATCATATTCTTGTTTAAATTTGTAACCACCATAAGCAAGACCACCAAGACCAATAGCCGCCTTTCCTAATCCAAGAATTCTTTGGACAGGTGATAATCCTTTAACTAATCCAAATGCTCTTGCTAATCTACTAAAAAAAGAATTAGATTGTTGTCTATTATTACGGTTTCGTTCGTTTCTACTACCTCCACCATCATTGCCACCACTATTGCCACTACCACCACTTGTACTACTTGCAGCAGCAGCTTGAGAAAGAACAGTTATAGTTTGAGTTAATTTTTCAATGCTTCTAATAGTTCTAGATTGCATTTCTATCATAGAAGATAGAAGTTGATTAGATTGTTGAACACCTCTAGAAACACCATCAAATTTTTCGCCATGATTATTATGAGTTTCTATCGTTTTTTTATGTAGTTTTTCGAAAGCGTTAAATAATCCAGGACCAAGTATTTTTTCTAATTCATCATTTTTTTTATTTGCAACGTTTCTTAAAGAAGTTGACGAGTTTTTATCAGTTTGGTTGACTGTAGGTAATACTCTAGTTTCTCCTTTTATAGGAGGAGTACTAGGTTTCATAGAAATTCTTTGAGCTTTTATAGTATTGTTAGCCATGTTGTTTTTGTTTTTCTTCTACTTCTTTAAGATAATTAATTATCATTTGTACATATAAGTCTCTTTCAAACGGAATCATATGATTTATATCAGATAAAGTATATTTGTGGTGCTGCATTAAAGAAAAATTTGTTGAATAATAGTTATCCAAATTATTATAACGCAGCATCACATAAAAAAATCTGTTAACGTTGTTAATTCTATAATTCTTTTAGTTTGTTTAGAATTTTCATATTCTATTCTATAATATAGCTTAGGCATATTAGTTAAAAATTCGTTTATCTTTTCAAAAGATTTAACATCTAATACTTCTAAAAATTCTGAAAGTTCTTCTTTAGAATACTCTGACGCTTTATAGATAGTATCTTTTTGATAGATAGTATCTATACATTTAATAATTAAATCAAATAATGGTTCTTTACTATTATTTAAATATTCAGTATCATCATATAAAGACGCAGAAGGATATTTCATAATAATACCAGTATCTTTAGAAAGTTTAATATCATTAGATATTTTTTCTGGTTCTTTTATTTCTATTGTATTAATATCTATTTCAAAATTATATGTTAAATTATCTTCATGATCTATATATGATACTTTAACAATATTATCTACTGAAACTCCTCTAAGTTTTAAGAATATATATTCCAAATCAAAAGTAGTAAATTTGTTTATATCTATATTTTTTTCTAAACAACAATTATTGACTATTTGTTTGATAGCACTTAGATGATCAGAAGGAGAATCTGATTCTTTAGCCATCAGTAACAATTTTTCTTCCTTAACTAAAAATGGTCTAAATTTAGTATTCTTTTTAGTAGAAGGAATTTTAAACATATGTATAGGATAATCTAATTTAGGTAATGTCATTATTCAATCTCCGTCTTTTCAGTATATCTTGATACACTATTTTCTTCTCCTAGTACATCATCAGGATGTAAAGAAGAACCAACTAATGTATATTCTTTAAATGTAATAATTATATTTAATTTTAACAATTCATCTTGAGTATTCCATGATAATTCATTTTCTTTAATAGATAACGGAAATGCATCATAAAGATTAATTTTTTGTATAGCATTACCAAAATTATCATAAACAATAATTTGCATTGTGGTGGAATAATCTTGTTTATATTCATTAGCATAAGTAGGAATTCTAAATGCTTGTCTAGCATTAGCAGAATCATAACCTGTAAATTCAAAAATAGTTCTAGCCCAATTATGCCAGAATTGCCAGATATGGCCATATCCGTCAGATAGTATATTGAAGAATATTTCTTGAAATTGTGCGTTAACAGGCATTTTTTGT